ATAACCACTGGCAGTTTCTTGATCAGTTGGATTTTCGTTAATGCTATCTGCATAAAGTCCATCAATATCACCCAAATAACCATCACAAGCATTGTCCTCATCATTAGGACAATCACCGCCACAATATCTACACTTTTCTTCTGCTTCTTCAATGCTTTCCTCAACATCAATTTTCACACCAAGTTCTTGTGCTCTGGCCTTTACTACGTCTCTGCAATCTGCATCAGCACCTTTTTTCTGACTCAAATCATAGATGTTATCAAATAACTCATCATCACCTATTAGGCTATAAAGTTGTTCAGATGCATATTCACCATCTGGGCCACATGGTAATGGCTTTGACATAAGTTCTTGTAGTTTTGCTATATCCTCTTGTGTTTCTGGCAGTGCCCAAGTACCTTCCATGATCTGGTTGGTCCAGTTTTCAAATTGATCTACCTCTTTCATTGTATTTTCCTTTATTTTTGCCAGAATTGGAAGTGCTTCTTCGATTCTGCTATCAATTGCACTATTAACAAATACTTCGCGTACTGCATCTACTGTCTCGTCTAGTTCAGTTACTTCCATTGATGGATTGAAAGAACTGAATATTTCTTTGTATCCACGTTTTCCAATCATTTTTTTTGCTTTGCGTTTCAAATTCGCATAGTGTTTTACTGCGTCTTCAACAATGCTAAGTGCTTGGTCATTTTGTGCAAATGCATTACTACGACTAGCCCTAACAAATTTTCCAAGTGTTCCTATTTCTTTTATTGTTTCACTGATATGTTGTCCAAAAGCATCATATGGTGTTCCACCTTCACTAACATGACGTGCCATTGCTTTTGCACCAGCAATACTTTTAAATGGCATACGAAATCTTTCGCCTTGTGCATTTTCAACAAACAATGCACCAATGTTTCTAAAACGTTGTTCGTCTTCACCAATGGCACGTGAATGTTGTATTACAACTTTTGCATTGCCAGGTTGATTACTGTAACTTTTGCTTTTACCTTGGCCTTTCCATGCTTCAAGCAAAACTCCTTCAGCAAGATCAGCCATTGTTGCCATTTTAAATTTCAATTTGTTCATATTGTTTAAACTAAATGTTAACAAATGACGTTTTGCTAACATTCTTACAGAGGATAAAAAGTCATACCAATGTTCTTTATCGTCAACTTCCATGCTTTTGCCGAGATTGTCTCCATAAAAAACTTCTAAATCGTTATCACCATTTACTAATATAACCACTGTGCCATATTCTTGATTCTCAGTACGAAAGTTAAACGAAAACAAGTCTGCTTCGCTTGGATTTACTGTAGGTTTACCCATATTGTCTAGTGCCTTAGGATCAAGGTCCCTGGTGACTAGTAAATCATATATTTGTTGTGATGCGTTGTTCTCTTGTACCATGTACGTATTTATTAAAACATTGCCACAAACGGCATTGGTTCTAATGTCTCATCGTTAAAATCTGTTAATTGATCATCTAATTCTTTATGATAACTTGTTAATACCTGTAACATACGCACTGCTAGTAAACAAGCCATTACTAAATCGTCGGTCTCGCCTGGCTTACCAGCATAACTTGTTCCGTGGGCTACAAAGTTTTTAAGTTCTCCAATAAGACTTGGCGAACTAATAGTCATTTTGTTACTTTCTATAATTGTTTTAAGTTTTGCACACGCGGCAATTTTACTTCTGTTTGTAGTATTAAATCCTTTTCGCCATCTACGACCACTTGCACTGACTACAGTGCTATCACTTAAGAAGTAGCCTTCAATGTTTTGCTCACCGTACTGTTCAATACACAACAGTGCCGCTTCTCCAATTGTATTGTTTTCAACACTATAGTACACACTCTGCGGGTCTTGGACTGTGTCATTAATGTGCTTGACTATTTCGACTAAAATACGTATCTGATCAGTAATTGGTGTTTTATTATGACGCCATTCTGCAACCTGAACAGTTGTATTTGCCTCAAATACTTGTATTGCACTCGGGTCACCACCTGTGCCTAAACTAGGATCAAGTGCTACTACGTAAATTCTTCCTTTTTGCGGATTTTTATACCAACGTACCTGTCCTGTTTTATACAAAGGTTCTTTGACTCCTTCTAAATCAATTAATTTTGTAGGTGAAATAAGTGTTTCATCTGATATAATAAATTCGCAATCCATTTCACGTCTAAAACGTTCGATACCTAATATATTCCGTTGTTCTTCTGCCCAATCCTCATCTCGATCTGGATGTTCTGTCCAGTAAGATCTATATGCCTTGAAACCATTTATGCCAAGTTCTTTTTGATTGCCAAACTCATCCTCAGTTTTATTTGCACCTTTCCATAAAAATGCAAACTGATCTTCATCACTGTTTGGTGTGCTTGTGATAATTGCACCACCTCCTGTTGATAGTGTTGGAGATATTGATGTCCAAAATTCTTTTGCTATTGATGGACGCACAAATGCAAACTCATCGCAGTATAACAAAGTAATACTCATACCTCGTCCAGTGTTTTCAGTAGTTGTTTGGGCAACAATCCTTGAACCGTTATCAAATTCAATTGAACCTTTATTGTAGCTTGTAACTCCTGCACGTATATGATCAGGACATGCTTCGTAACTATATCTTACACGTTGCATTATTTCTTGAGCACCTGCATACTTGTGTGCCGCTACTAATATTGTACTATCAGGTTTAAACATAGCATACCATAACAAGTATCCAGCGGCACTTGTACTCTTACCAGTTTGTCTTGGCATCATTGATATACTATATCTATAATTGTGATATGTCCTTATTAATCTTTCTTGGAAGTCCCAAGGTGCATATTGTATTTTGCCTTGCACAGGATGTTGTATAAAGAAAAAATTTTTAAGAAAAAACTCAGGACCTTTATCTGGGTCAGCACAATTCATGAACTCCTGCAACTCCTGGTCAGAAAATTCTGTTTTTTTATATGGGCTTTTGACTAAAACCACATCTTCTTGTCGTGCTACCATACTAATACTTATAAGGCTTGAGCCAGCTCGGGCCAAAGTTTTACAAAGTTTCCTTTCTGATCTTTATGCCATTTATTTTCCACACTTTCTGTAAAGTTCCAAAACTGTGCAGTTTGGTTTCCTCCCCCGTTTAACAGTTGTTGTTCAGTATTGTCCAAAAACGGCGCATCGTTTTCATCAGGTTCAAACATATCTCTAAATTTTTTAATTTCATCAATTGCTAACTTACGTATTTTACTGTTATGTTGTGTTGGATCAAGCTGATCTCCCCAAACGTGTTGCCACATAATACTAATACCTTTATCAACTGCATATTTCTTTAGTTCACACAAACGTGTGCAATTATAAAGGTTGTATACACTGTGTATTCCTCCGTGTTGGTCTGATGAATTTATTTTATTTGCAACTGTAGTAACATTTTTATCAAGCCGTTGCCAGTTACTGCCCCAACGCACATACTCAAAGCGTTCTCCAATATTATCAAAACTCATACTCCAACCTACCCTACTACGTTTCAAAAGTTTTTGTGGCACTGGAAACTTTTCAAAATCTGTTGTCATATTAGTAATAACAGTCACTAAAACATCATCTGGAAGTATATCAAGCAAAGCACTATTCTCTTTCATCATTAGTGGTTCACCACCTACCATAGCAACCTCTTTTACATGATTGCTATGTTTTTTAATATAATTTATTACTTCTTGATACTGATCTTTAATGTTCTCGTTTTTTGCAATGCCCTGTATACTTGCCCATTTTGTGCTAAAAACAGCACTGCAATATGTACATGCAAGATTGCATGTGTTGTTCCACCTTACATCAATTAGCACTGGTTTGTGTTCTTCATTGTCAGCAGTCAAAATATTAAAATCTGTATTTAAATTGTTGTGCCAATCTCTTTCACTGCTAAATCCAACTTCTTCTCTGCCAATACAACCTTTGCAGTATACCTCATGCAGTTTTCCTTGTTTGATACTTTGTTTTATCTCTTGTAACGCAGATCCTTGTAATATTTGTTCGATAGTGCCGTCGGTGTTCATGCCTAACATATTTGGATTCCCGGCACAACACGTTTTAATTTGCCCTTCAAAGTTTAAATGTAAACTTCTCCATGGGGCGGCACAATATTTTTCAACCATACTAATACTTATAGGTCGTAATGACACTTTGTTAAATATGATTATGCACAATATACCAAATATTTGCCATGCCCCATTTACGCATTTCACTATGGATGCTAATTTAAATGCTAGTCCATGCCCAGCACTTGGCGGTAGTATATGGAACTTTAAAGGCCAAAAATTAAGTGAAGTTTGGAACAGTGACACAATAGAAAACTTCCGTAAGCACATGCTTAGTAACGGAAAACATAAACAATGTAAACGTTGTTGGGACGAAGAACAAGTAGGATATGAAAGTGAAAGACTTAAAACTAATAAACAAGGACATACGTTAGAAAACTATAAACAAGGTCCAGTGCAACTGGCACTTAAAATTAGTAACGTATGCAATCTACGTTGTCGTAGTTGTAATTCAATTGATAGTGTTACCTTAAGTGTTGAAGGTAAAAAATATGCAAAAAATCCAGAATGGAAAAACAACTTTTACTACAGAGAAACTAAACGTAAGGAGTTTACTGACCAGCAGATCGAAGAGATTGTCGAGTGGAGTAGCAACCTAAAAAAACTTGAGCTATATGGCGGTGAACCATTACTCGACCCGCAAACATTTAATCTATTAAAAAAACTAGTGAACACTGGCCGAGCGAACCAAATACAAATAAATTTAAGCACGAACATAACACATAGAATATCAGCAGAAAATATTGATATACTAAAACAATTTAACCATGTGAATATTAATCTCAGTATTGATGGATGGGGTAAACGTTTTGAATATCTTAGACACCCTGGAAACTGGCAAGAAGTTTATACTAACATTTACTGGTTTAAACAGTTATATAATAGTAAAATAATTAATCTAGATATACTACCAGTATGTACCGTTACTGCAATGAATGTGTACTATATTGGTGAACTTGCTGATAATTTATATTACAAGTTTAATTTAAAGCCATATTATATATTAAGCACATTTCCAAGATACTATTCTATAATGAATATTCCAAAAAATATTGGACACAAGATTGTAGCACATTTAGACAAACATACTATCACTGATTTAAGTGCAATTAAGAAGGCGTGTATTACACCAGCCAATAACACTGAATGGGAAAAATTTTGGAGATGGAACAATATGGTAGACGCATACCGCGAACAAAAGTTTTCAGAAGTTTTTCCAGAATATTATAAAATTTTAATCGCCTGACTCTTCTTCATCGGTTTTGTATGCCCATTCGTCTGTATGACCAACTGACCACCATTTAGGCAAAGTTTCTACTGCATAGTTTTGTGTACACACCTTAAAGTCAGGTTGTTTAAGGTTAGCATTATCAACTAAACTGTTATCAAAAAACTGACAACGATTATTTGGTTGTGCCGCAAATTGGCCGTTGTCTAGTGCAATTATATTAAATGTTTTATGTTCTGGATCATGTTCAGAGAAGTTGGTATCTAACACTGAAAAATCAGGATGTGCAGTATCTATAGTAAATTCATACTCACCTGGATGCATTTTTTTATCCTTACCAAAAAACGAACATCTACCTAAAATTGGTTTTTCTACTACAGTAATATTGTAATCAAAACAGTCCCATAACTCTAAAACATCTAACGGAAGTTGATCGTTCCAATCTATATCTTCCTTCCATACAAATGCACTCAATGGCAATTTGTCAAACAATGCTCCATAATCTGTAAGCAATGTTTCAAAGTAAAGTGCTTTGGCCTGTATACTTCTAACAGATATCCAAATGCCTGGAGTAAGTTCTCCATGCCCTTTTTCTAAATCATATAGGTATTCTTTTTTTACCCAAACTTTTCTGGGCGGTAATGGATGTACTAGATATGCCATTAATCTTTCTCTATTGTTTTTGGTTGATAATTTTTTATTGGTTCAACTGGTTTTGGTTGGTAGTATTCTGGATTTGGTGCTATTAGTAATTTTGCTTGTGGTGTATGAATTAGACTGCCAAAATTAATCGCAGTAATCATTTCACTACTCCTTGTTCAACTAATCTTATCCTATTTGCTAAATGTGCCTTTGCAATATCATCTTTGTTCTGTCCATGATAGGGCACTGCATGTCCTTCTGCTATAAGTATCTTGGTGAGCATATCCCAACTGTCAGTATCAGCATTGTAGATGCTAAAATCTCCTAATATTCTACCAAATTTACCTTTCATGTCCTCTCCATTTTTACTTATTTGTGTTTTAAGGACACATGATTTTCCTAGTAGTGCTTTTACACGAGCTTTTGCCGCTAGTCCAAATTTCTTTTCTTCAAGATCTCTAGTACGAGATTCAGGAGTATCAATACCCATTATTCTCACACGTTCATCTTTTAAAACCACGTTGAAACCTAAGTCAATGTCTACATCAACCGTATCACCATCTACTATTTTAATTATTTTTGCACGGTACTCGTACATTATTTTGGATAACCTTTAAAAGCAACTACTGGACTTTTGGTATTCACTGCTGGTAGTTCCATGCTACCTTTGCCTGAAGTGGCCTTGGTGCCTGTAAGTCCTAAAGATTTGAATGCATTCTTTGCTAATTTTTCTTCTTCGTCAGTATATATTCCAACATAGCCTTCGCCTGCTAACCAACTGGAAGGGTCCATTTCAGTCTCACTGTTGCCGTCTTTGTCCATTCCAGCCATGGCCATGCTGGCTCTGTATAAGTCATAGTATCCATTATTTTTTATACTACCAGGACTTGCCTTCTCAACATTGTGAGGCATATCACCTTGTTTAAGATTAGTGCCTCTCCGTTCTGTTATGAACTCATGGGCTTTCATTAGTCGTAAACACCTGAGTTTGCACTTGATGCCGTACCAACCTCAGTGAATGTACCATTAGCGCCTACAATAGTAACTTGGTTACCTACACCAGTGTATATGTCGACTTTACTGTTTGCTGGTATTACTCTCGGCACACTGCTTGTAACTGTGCCGTCATTGTATAAAAAGTGCGTCGGATCGCTTGTTGGTTTTCCTGCTAGTCTGACTTGTACTGTTACACTATTAGTGCCAGTGGTTATAGATGCTTTGTCTGTTGTTGCCGCCGTGTTAGCAAATGCACCTGCTATTACTTTTACCATAATCTAGTTCCTTTTGTTACCACTTGCGACATGACCAGTAACGTGCTTTTGTTTTTGGTCCTGGATTGTCACAGTTGTGTCTAGCTCTAAAACTCTTACGTGCTTTAGGATTGTTTTTTCTAATTTTCATTGTTTTGCCTTTGGCACTGGTTCCACCATGTCCAAAGTTAACTTTTTTAATGTTTCCTGTCTTTGGATCTTTGACATAAACTTTAAACTTTTTAACATCGCCTTGCATTGGCTTGTTAAGTTTCACTTTGCGTCCACGATACTCAGCTTCAACTACACGTTTCAAACTGCGTATTACGTCGTTTACCATTGCACTGATATCACTCGATCCAATTTCTTCCATGTCGTCGCCATAAAATTCAGCAGTGTCTCTTATTGCACTAGTGATAACCTCAATTCCATATTGATTGACCATATCACTAAATTCTGGATGATTCATAATACGACGTGTAATCATATCCTCAACTTCTTCTACATCTTCAATAAGTGTTTGTTTCAATTCTTCAACTTTACGTACATAGAAATCGTTTGGTATGCCCATTCGCTTGTACCAATCAGCTTGTGCTTGATACTCTTTTATGTCTTCATTTATTTGCTTTGATTCGTTCATGTCAGCAATGTCTTTTTTAATTTTTGCATACTCGCCTTTACTGCGAGGATACTTTTTGTTAAACTCTTCTTCAGACATGCCTTTATCAACATCAGAGAATTTTTTGTATGCCCCAGGTTTTCCCATAAAGTGTCTAAGATAATTTTCATCTATGCCAATTGTATAACCATAACCGTCAAGTGCATCAAATAATGCTCCCATATTACCAGATCTGGCTTCATCTTCTATCATTTCTAGTTCTTGTTCTGACACGGAATCAGAAAGCACTTCTATTGCAGTTTCTATATCATTTGCAACTACAACGTTATCGTCATTGTAAATGTTAGGAAACTTAGCTTCATTCATTTTTTCTTTATGAAATTCACCTTGTTTTTCAATAGCTTTAACTAAATTGTCAGCAACATTTTCTTTTGCAATTGCAATATCCGCATCACCATCTTTATCGATGTCAACCATTACCCAGTTGTCGCCTTTTGGATCCATACTATCATAACCACAGTCTGTGGTTGGCTCGCCTAGCATGTCACCGCAATCTCTGCATTTCAATGAACATGTCTCGCCTATGTACTGGTGATTGTCAAGTATATCATATGCATATTCATCAGTTAGAAATGTAATACTGTCTTCGGTGTGTTCAACAACCGGAAAGTCAATTGCTATTTCATCATCAAAGTCTTCTCGAATTACCACCTCAAGCACATCACCTGTTACAGGAAATGCGACTGCTCTTTCACTCTCTGGTATGTACTTTTTTAAACTCATTGTGCTTTGTATTCCTGATATTTTTGCATTAGTGTTTCTGCACTTACTTCTTTTGCTTCTGCTTCTCCAAGCACTGCCATTGCATTATCACCTTGTGATGCTCTTGGATATGCCATTTTCTTTGGTCCGTTTAGTCCACCTGCAATATCCTGTGTCATGTACTCAGTGTTTTGTATTTCTGTATTATCTGCACTATTTGCAAATTCTTGATCTTCAGCAACATCAATGCTTACTGAACCAGTATCAGCCATGCCCATGCCTGCTAGTTTTAGCAAGGATGCAAGTTTCATTGCATCTTCACCACTTGCATTTACATTGACACTTGGCTCAGCATCTGTTCCGGCACTTACATTTATACTCATGTCTTCATTTAACTTAAATGCATTTTGTACAATTTCATTGCCTTCGTACTTTTCGTATATACTTGCGTTTGGAAATGCTGGCTTATCTGATGCTTCACTTGTAGCAACTGAACCTGAAGTAGTTTCTTCAACTTTTTCTTCATTCATTTTCTCAATTTCTTTTTTGATCTCATCGTATTGATCTTTACTTGCAGGATATTTTTCAGCGAATTCTTTCTTGCTCATGCCTTCTTCAACATCTTGCATCATGTTTTTGTGATAACCTTCGTCAATCTTTTCTTCATCTTCCTCGATGGATTCGTTTTTGTCGCCTTTTACTGGATATGTTTTGCCATCAACTTCAAAGCTATCTTTGCCGGCTTTAATGGCCTCATCTCTCGCACCTGAAAACTCGTTACCTTCTTCAACTTCGTCTTCATCTAGTGGATTCTCTGCCATTATTTTGTTAGCAATATCCTGTGGTGTGCCTAGTGCTTCTTCAATCTCTTGTGCTGGTACACCTGCTAGTTCTGCTAATCTTGCAAGAACACCTTGTCTGGCGGCATCTTTAAGTGTGCCGGCATTTTCAGCAACTTCTTCGTTTTCTTTTTTCAAATCGTTTTTGCCTTTGCCATCTGCCGCAAAATGAGGAACCATCTTTCCATCTGGACCTTTAACCATTTTCAAGTCTTCTTCATGCATTTTGCCATCAGCATGTTCTTTATCACGCTTGCCAAATTTACCGTATGAATCATCTCTTCGATCTTTCATTGATTGCTTTTTACTTGACTCTTTACCAGTACGCATACCTAATGATTCATCTTCTTTGTCATCATAACCTTGGGCTTCATGCATTCCATCTTTATCATGTTTTTCATCGTATTCAATATCTTTGGTAACAGATTTGCCATCTTTCTTGGCATGTTTCATATGATCATATTTTGCATCACGTTCTACTTCACGTCCAGCCTTTTCTGCATGATCATCTCTTTCAACATCTGACTCTTTTTCAAACATCTTTTTGTCTTTGCCCTTCTTTGGCAATCCTGTTTCATAATCTGGATCGTCTTTTCCAAATGGCTTGTATGTGCTTTGCTTGTTCATTTTGGCAGCATCTGCGGCCTTCATGTCGTCAAACATTTTATCTTTTTTAGCATCCTTTGGCAAACCAGTTTCGTAATCTTTGTCGCCTTTGCCAAATGGCTTATAGTCAGCCTGTTTGTTAAACTTTGTTTTTTTCATAAGGTCCTCTAGACCTTTTTTCATAAGAGCTTGACTATCCTCTTTAACTGGCTCTGGTGCATTTGCTACCTTGTCTAGTTTGGCTAGTGTGTCGTATATTGTGTCCATTGTAGGTTCCTTTTTTATTTTTTGTTTTTACCCGGAGGTCCGTCTTTGCGATTCTCCGGAGCCGAACTTCCATTGGAGGCTTTTATTACCGGGATCTTGTTTTGTCCCATTATAGGAGTTTTTTCTCCTACAGGGGAATCTGTGTTAAATTTTGCTGGAGGAGTCTTACCGCCTGCTATAGTAAAATCACTGTTATATTCGTTATTGACTACTTGTCGATCGTATGGATCAGCGGCATAGTACTCACTTGCTTCTTTGCTTTCGGCACTTTCAGGTGTCTCACCTGCATCTGAGCCTAAGACTGGATTTGGTTGCTCTTCATAGCCTTTACCTTCAGCTTCAATACTATTTGCGTAATCAGTCTGTTGTATTAAAATGTGATTTGGGTCCATGCCTAGTAATTTAGCAATTTGCGTAATTTGTGGTGGAGTTGCTGGATAGTTAAAAGTAACGTCCATAAAGGTGCAACTATCATTTTTTGCGTCTGGAAAGTCAGGAAGAACTTTTTTTATTGGAGTTTTCTTTGGCTCAGTCATCTTGATTACATCAAATTGCTGAAGTTTTTCCTCCAATGCATTAATAAGTTCTGCGTCTACATCGCCTAGTATTTTGATTCTATAATCAAATGTTTGACGTGCTTCTACAAGGTATTGTGCAAGTGATTTCATGTTATATTCCTTCTATGCAGTATTTAGCATAATAGAGCTCATTTCTCATCTTTATTCTTACTTAAAAGTCGATCTAAAAGTGCGTTTCTATCTAAAACAACACCAGTTCCATCCACAGTTTCATCTTTATTTGTAACTGCCTTTTGATCGAGATTAGCCTTCTTAAGTTGTAAGTCTACCATTTTTAATTTTTTATTTAATTTTGCAGTTTTAGCCGTAATAGCATGTCCTAACATTTGACTTGCTACTCCAAAAATATCACTAGCCCACCTGCTATCAACATTCATCCCCAAGTCCATCATATCATCAAACCCTTTAGTGGCTTTGTTAGCAAGTTCATCCATTTCTGTATCACTGGCCTCTAATCCACGCACCTGAGGCAATGCCGCTTGTACCTTATCTAGTTCGCTCAGTGTATTTTGCATTATTGGGTTGTTTTCTGGTGTTGGTTTTGGAATGTTATCTGGAACTACTTCTTCTGTAAGTCCTTCATTCTCTGGCAAATCAAACAGTTCTTCTAGTTTGCGTGTCATAAGTTTCCTCTAAACATTTTTTACATAAGCAATTATTTGACTCTAGCTTAACATCTACTGTTGGCAAATCCATACACCAACAAGAATGATCTGCACTGCAATCAAATTCTGCATTACATTTTTCACAATTCATTGTACTTATTTACGCTTACGTCCTTGGTAGAAGATATCTTCCTCCGTGACAACTCTAAAAATTAAACCATTACGTTTGCACCATTTTTGAGCGGCGTCCCACTTAGCATAGTTTACTGCAACCACTGCTCTATCTCTGTTACTGGCCTTGCTTTCAATTATGCTTTGTTTTTTTGGCTTAATTTCTATAAGTTCAGTAACCACTTGATTGTTTTTATTTCTATATTGTATAAGAAAATCAGGAACATACCTTGTATTTTTACCGGTTAAAGGATGCCGATAAGGAATTTGTATGCTTTCGCTTGACCATGTAATGATATGATCATTACTGTCACAAAAACGCATAAAGGCTAATTCCCAACCACTTCTAAATTTAGGTGCACCTTTACCAGCATATTTGTGCTGATTCATTACAGTGTATATGCCTTGTTGAAACTTTCTTGCCATAACATACCTATATTAGTATGTTACGTGCGGTATACTGATTTGGTGTCGCAGTATTTGTAATACCAAGTAAGGTTGCATTACTACGTTGATTATTTAAATAATAGGCAAGAGTTGCTGTGATTTGCACTTGGTTTTGATTGCTTAATTCACTTAGGATACTTTCAACAGGTGTGCCACTGTCTTCACTAATTTTAAAAACACTTAACGTAAAATTTTTGGCCGCTTCTTCGTCAGCAAAAATACTAGTAAAAAAACTTAGTACATTATCGTATATGTTTGCATCAATTACCAGTTCACGATTGTAAAATTCGTCAAATACCCTTACTGTAGGATCTGTGCCTGGATTAGTGTAGTTTACAGTGCCCATTATGTACCACTTTGATCTGGTATTGTTATTGGTTTATTTAAATTTGTTGGTACTGCTCCTGGAACTACTGTAGTCACTGGCTTCAAGCCTGCTGGTTGTTTATTACCAACTGGTTGTTGTACTGGTGCTTTTGGAAATAGCACCCCACGTGCGGCTCCAGGTAAATCTTGTTTAATTTGAGAACGTGCAATGTTTGTAGATTCTGTTTTTAAAATGGCTCGTAAATCTCGACCTTTAAATGTTTCGTATGCAGTGCCACCTTTTTGTATTGCTCCTATAACTCCTGCTAAGTTGCCAGCACTTAGGTCAGTAATTATACCACCAGCGGCATCGATTAAACCTCCTTGTCCAAATATAGAAGCAGTGCTTCCTGGACGTGCTAACGGCGATGTCACTGTATCATAGTTTCCTGGATTTGCAAAACTAGGAATAGCACCATCTGGTTTTGTACCTGTAAGTGCTCCATGATAATATTTTACAGTTTCATAATCAAAAGTGAATGTATTTTGCATAATACCTGCGCCTTCTGCATAGTTGTAAGTATCATGTTCAAACGCACTGATAATAGGATTTATTAATGTGTAAGCACACCATTTGTGATCGTTCATACCAAAGATAGTTATGTCACGGAAAAATGCTGGTTTTCCTTCTCTTGCACCATCCATGTAACTTTCGCCAATATAACCCCAGTCGTTAATTTCTCTATCCTGTGTGTAAATATCTCTGAAACCATATGGATAAGACGCACCAGGGTCTACACCTTGTGCATTTGGCCCAAGGCTTCCATTGGTAACCGCGGCATCAAAATATTTTTGACTTGCATCTTTGTAATAATAAGAGAAATAGTTATACCATAGTGTTCTACTTAAATCACTTGCATCATCATGCATGATACAAGTTATAGGATCATATTCAATTTGAGTTTGTACTTTACGTTTTCTGTTGTATTGGTTCATAGTATCGACACTAAAGCGATACGCAGGCAGTTTAATTTCTTTTACCAATAGATTTAAACTGGTCAAATCATCTGTTTGAAATACATTTGCTAATTGTGGAATCTGTTGGATGTTAAGATTAAACACCACGTGAAATAAAAATTTTCTGCGAGGTGAAAGAGCAGAATTGTTACTTCGAAAAGTCTTACTCGCGTGAGTGTAGTCTTTTAAAAAATCGTTACCAAAGAATCCTTTTAGAAAGTCTTGTCCAAAGCCCATAAGTTACTCCTTAAACTTAATTAGCCTGTTACAACATCACCTAATGTTCTTCCTACTGTAGCTCCAACTCCAGTTCCGAGTGGTGTCTGTACTGCATTGTCATAACGTATAGATGTTTCAATAGTAACTGGATCGTTTGAACCATAATCTAAGTCACCATAGTTTGCACTTACAAGGAAACAACCATATAGTTCCCATGTTTCAAGTACATTTGGTGTGCTTGTTCCGTTACCACCATCTAGTACTTCACAACGTGTAGTAAATTTATAATCAATTCCTGAACTTGCTGATGCTTGTTCTAAAGTGTCCATTTGTTTCTGTATTTGTTCACCAATCAATCTACTAATGTTGCCACCAGCATCATCTCTAAAGGTTGATGATACAGCGTCCCATGTTTGGCGACCAGCTAGATAAATTCTGCTGTTGTATATTGGTACTTCAATTTCTTCAAAGTTTATTGTTGGCCTAGTAAACGTCATTACCTGTTTGGTAAGTTCAGTTCTAGGTGTAGACACGCCAAGATTTTCAAATACCACTCTATAGCGATATTTTAGTTTTGGCATTAACAGTCCTTGAGTTGGACTTGATTGGTCTGATGCCAAAGGAACTGTCATTCTTGTTAGCGATGATACGGCCATTTTCTAATTCTCCTTATTACAAATATTATTTATCTAAAATTTGCCACAAAAAAATGAGGCAAAAACCTCATTTTCCTGCATTTAAAGTTGTTTAAGAGCCGTATGTAATAGCACCTGAACTGGCTACGTTACCTGAGGCAATTTCGCCTGTATTCTTGATTCTAACTGGTATGTAAATAAATTCTACTGCTTTTACAGGTTCAATTGCTACGTCTACATATAGTTCATTTGCATCAATCCTTGTTGGTGTGTTATTTGACTCATCACATACAACCAAGTAGTCATATATGCCACGCTTTGCAACAAGATCAATCATTAAACTTTCGATTGAATTTTTAATCTCATCGCGTGTTGTTGTATCGTTTGGTTCAAACACAAAGTTTTTACCAATTGTTTCTAGTCTGCCTCTTATAAATGCTACTAACCTTGCAACATTAATTCTATCTAGAGATGTGCCACTAAACGTAGTTTTGTTTCCATAGTTTAGTATTCCTGATCCAGGAATAAATGTTATTGGGTTGATACTATTTTCATAAAGTGTGTCTCTTAATCCTTGTCTGATAGCAGTTTGTACAAACTCGCCTGTTTGTGCATCTACATATCCTAGTTGACTAGCATTATCAACTGTACCACGTCTTGTACCTGCTGGTGCTAACCACGGAAAAGCAACGTCATCGGAACGCACAACTGTTCTAAGCATCATGTGTGTTGATGGAGCAACGACAGTGTTTCCTGATAAGTCATTGGTTTGGCAACTTGGATAAAATACTGCAAAGTACGGATCATTTGTAGAAAGTCCATCACCACTTGCGTTTGTTGCATAATTTA